GTTACCTTTGGTAACATTGGAATTGCCCGCTTCGCACTCTCCCGCCGGCATATTTCGTTCCAGTCCAGTACCGCATCCCGATTGCCACACCTGGAGTTGATGTTCTACGGCTTCAAGATCGACCTTGTAGTGGAGCGTGGGTGCTCCGTTTACTTTGAGCAACCGAGTTGTTAGCAACCCTTTGTCCTCAAAGTACTTGCGGCACTTGTCCTGCTGTTTCCACGTTAGCGTGGTTTCGTCTTCGAGTTCCTTTTTGGTTTTGTAGATGTGGCCATCCTCCCGCTTGCCCTTATCCGACCAGTAGATCAACTGCTGGAGGTAAATGGCGTTGTTTATACCCCCGAAACAACGTGCAAAAACAGGGTAAAACGCTATCGGCTTGCTGAATGGAATGTTCATTGCGACACCTCATAAAAAACCCCCTGGAGCCGGTATGAGCGCCAATGCAAGCGAGGAGAGGCCCGGCCCAGGGGGATTTTCTCAAACCACAGCATTTTGCTTGCATTAACACTCGTACCCTCATCATATAGCACCCCGCAAGTGTCTCAAGTGATTTTTGGAGAAATTTCCAAAAAATTTTACCGGCTGCGATTTTTTTATACGTCCGCCTTGATGATTTTCTTGCGCCACATCGTATATGGCCCACCAGGCGAGGGTTTTCGCTCTCCCTCGATTTTCTTCCATAAAACTAACCATTTACCTGTTGAAATATTCTGTCCCTTCTTCAGCAAGGCATCCCGTTGCTTCTCGAGGTCTTTGTGCTCGGCAACGATAGGCTTCAACTCGTACAGCCTATCGAGGATAGCCTCAAGCTCCCCACTATCGTCTATCACGAGACCCTCCGGTGGCGTGTATTCCGGCAGACAGATTGCCTCGAATGGACAGCCCGGGCATACATCCGGGTCGTTCAATTTGTCAGGCAAAGTTTCGTTTTGCACGTGGCCGTTGATTGCCTTGGCCTTTTCGAGCAGGCTTTCGGCATATTCGTAATCCAATTGAACCGGTAGCAGCTTAAAATCGTACCAGCTTGACTTGTTGATGAGCAGAAAGAACCCTTGCTCGTAGTTGGTTCCCAGCATGTAGATTTGTAGCTGGGCCATGTATTTTCGAGTCCACTCGTAGCGGTTCAGGCTATCCACCGTTTGGATTGTACGATAGATATTGGGGTCCATCGTCTTGATTTCAACAGGGCCGAGGACCTGAGGTCTATTACTACCGTCCTGAACTTCGAGGAATCGGTCCGGTCGCCCGCCGATTTGGTGGTCCTGGAGCATCTTATCGTTGAGTTCATGCTGCAACTGCACCAGTCGCCAGGCAGGATCGCCGTTCTCGCCGATGCGATTCAGTCGATTAACGACGATTCGCTCCATTTCGGAGCCGGTCTCAAAAATGCTTTGCAGCCCCGGCGACACAGGCGGAAGAATCTCCCATCGTGTTCGATAGTACACGAGTCGCCTCAGGCACTTGTCCCCCAACCGGCTCGCCCAATTGCTGCGAACTGGATATGGCGTATCTGCCTTTTCGCTCAGATAGGTCTGGACGTCATTCCGGATTAGGTCAACTACATCTTGATGTTCTGTCGTTTGTGTGTTTTGCATGGCTCTTGCTCCTCTAAAAATAGGTGGGCAGGCTATCACTGGTTGACCCCTGAAATGGGATGGAGGAGGAAAGGAGAAAGGGACGATAGCCTGCCCGTAAAGCCGCATTAAGAAAAAGACGGGCGATGCGTTCACGGTAACATCGCCCATCCACAGGAGAAAAATGAAACTCGCTCAGAAAAAACAGCGCGGCCGTGCAGGAGGTCCGGCGAGACGAATACGACCGCGGCATAAATTGTTCCCGGAAAAGGCCAGCCGCACGAATCGCATCCGTGCAAACTGTGCGACTGACCCCAACCAAAAAGGAGACCCACGAACGTTGAATGCTATCCCAAAGCATTTTGTGTCCCCGTCAAATTCCAGCCTCTTTTACGCATTCTCTGGCTTTCTGGAGGGCGATGTCAAGTCTTTTTCCGTGTAATTTTGATGCGGGCTTACCCTGTACCCAGCCATTTCGGCCCTTGAAAGCACTCAGCGTGCAGCAGATTTCGGAGGCAAGTTTTATCTCGTCGTAATCCTCCGGGCCCTCATAGGCCATCGTAGTGCAATCTCCGTTTTCGCAGACGACCGTAAGGCCGGCACGAGCCAGGTTGATGCAAAGCTCAGCGAGTTCCTTCTGCTTGTCATGGTCGTCGGCGGCCGTGCCCCCCTGCGAGCCTGTCGCATAGCTGTGCTGTCCCGTCGTGGCAGCATTTTTGCCGGCGACCTGCATTAGCTCCTTGTACTCGTTGAATGAAAGGTTCCGCAAGCCCAGTAGAGTTTTGATTGCATTGCCAACAAATACGTGATAGGCGGCATTTTGGATGTGACCTTCATTGATTGCTTCGACTGGTCGCCATTGTCCGTTTGCGTATCCGAGGAACTTGTCCCTCGTCCCATACGTGCCGATAGCGTGCACGATACTGTCGCCGAGTCGGGCCTTGCCCTCGTAGATATAGCGATAACCTTTGCCGTTGGCGTCTGTGAACAATTCCTTTTTGTACGATACATCCGAAAAGATGATGCTGAAGTGTTTGGCGATTCGCTCGGCACCGGCACTTGTCAAGCAGACCTTAGCCTGGTCCCCCTCTCCGAACACATGCCAATCCGAAGGCGTGGTGCAAGCAATGAGTATTTGCCGGATCGCCCGCTCGTACCGTGGCACCAACTCGGCCAACCGTTCGAGTCTGCTTACCTTAGTCTCCATATCCTCGGTAACAAGCAGATTGCCCATCTCGGACTCAGGCGTTTCGATAGCCTGAATCTCCAGGGCTTCATCGGGAACGATTGTTGGGGACTCGTCTGGATGTTTCTTAACCTTTGATTTCATAGCTTCACCTCTCGATTAAGTTCTTTTTTTGCGGCCTTTAACAGCGTTCGCCGGCACCATTCAGAGATGTTGTACGTTGCCTGTTCCACTGATACAGCTCCAGCAGCAGCTTTATAAGCGGCTTGGTGGATTAAGAGCTTCTGCTCTGGCGTTACTTTCAAAATCAGGAATTTCTTTTTCGGTTTCATGCTGTTCTCTCGAATTTCAGTTCGCCATTCTCGAACCAATACCAGGTATCTGCCTTGATTGTTACCCCCTTGATTTTTTCGCCTACCTTAGCAGCATACACACCTCGCAGGGTTCCATCATCTCCCCAGTCTGCCAATACGATAGCACCCCCAGGGCCTGCCTTAGTACGACTTCCACATCCCAAGGCACAAGCGATTGAGTTTTTTCCTGCTGTCGCCGAACGAGCATGATTGCCTGCTGTCGCCGAATGGGCATAATCGCCTGCCGTCGTGGAGCGAGCCCCATAGCCTGCCGTCGCCGAATGGGCGTAATAGCCTGACGTCGCAGAATGAGCGTAATCGCCTGCTGTCGCCGAACGAGCGTAATTGCCTGCTGTCGCAGAATGGGCCCCATTGCCTGCTGTCGCCGAATGAGCGTAATTGCCTGCCGTCGCAGAATGAGCGTTATCGCCTGCTGTCGCCGAACGAGCGTAATTGCCTGCTGTCGCAGAATGGGCCCCATTGCCTGCCGTCGCCGAATGAGCGTAATTGCCTGCCGTCGCAGAATGAGCGTAATCGCCTGCCATTATTGGTTTTACAGCTTTAATAAGTTCTTCCAGGTCGATTTCGCGGATGAGTTTAATCTGGGAGGCACAAATCTTTGTATCTTTGCTGTTCTGGATTATTTTGCCCCCGACTTCCACTTCGAAGAATCGAGAATCAGCAGGACCGTAATATGTCCACACATCGAGCGGATTTATGCAGGCATGAAAACCCTGCCGGCACATTTCGATTTTCTCTTCCGGCATTGTATATATCTTGCCAAGCTCATATAGAAAACCGTAGCACCATATGTTCCTATCGGTTCCCTTATATGCCCTGGTCGGGTTATCTATCTGTTCCATTTTGCGTCTCCTTTTCCAGCTTGTGCATGATTCGCATAACTCGTTCGGCGTAATTCCTCGTCGATTCCTTCTTCCATCCGTTCGGCCCGCCGTTGTGGATGCGAGCCAGGTCGGCGTAGCTGGCGAGATGATGCAATCGCGAGGGCCTGCCATACCAGGACAAATACGTTACGACCATCTGAGTCGCTTTTTCGAGGTCGTATCTATCCTGGGCCGCAAAGGGAGATAAACCCTGTAGTTTGCGGATGCGATTGACGTCCTGTAGATAGATAGGCCGGATTTGATACGGTCCCGCAGCCTGCTCGGCAGCATTGTAAGCACGAAGATCGCCACCGGATTCGACAGCGACCAGGGCGGCGAGGAACATCCGCCATCTCATTTCTGGGTTGATTTGTGGAACTGGAGTAGAGCATTTTTGTGCTGGCGACAAGGATGATAGTGACGATACACAGGTCTTTGTGGGTAGTTTCCAAACGGCCAGCCCGACCAGTAAAATGAGCCAAGCCAGCAGCGTGATTGATACCAGTCTGATTTTCATAGTTTTCTCCTGATTCATTACGGCCTCGTTAGAGATCAACTAAGATATAGGTGCCATTTTTGATTTTCTTTTCGGTCTCGGCCTTGGTCTCATCGAGGAACTGATTGCGATATACATCTATGGTACTATTGAGGTCCCATTTTGTGCGGTTTAGCTGGACTGGCCCCGTAGGAGGTATTTTGGCGATGACGGTGTCGTATGACAAGAAAAGGAGATTGTGGTCGTTGTCCTCAATGATGAACTTGCTGGGACTGGCCGTCCTGTTCGCGGTGATCGCATGTTACACACTCTCATTTTTTTCGCTCCTTCTTACATTTAGATTTGCGCCGAATTCGGTGGCCGCTACTTGGACTGCCTTGCGGGCATCATGCCGGCCATGTTGCTCCAGCCAATCGGCCATATTGGTGATTAACTGGGCGGTGTAGGGTCTTAGGGCAGGGTCGCTCAATAAGCTATTGGCTAATCGGTGACCTGCTCCGAGCCAGTTATCCCGTAGATACACAGTGGCCATGACGTTGTAATCCTCTGTGAATAGCCGATTGAGCAGGATATCGCAATCCCAGCCGTCCTCGGCGAGCAACTCAGCGACTCTATCAGCGAACCGCTTCCAGTCGCGGCGAGGGGTTGGCAGTTGGGCGAATAGTCCGTACGGTACGGTGATTTCGATTTGCGGGTTCATTTGTCTGCCTCCTGTGTTTCGCGGGCCACTGCCTGTGAGATCGCTTCGCGAGCTTCTGCCATCTTCCATACCTCGGCGGTAGCGTGCTCGATGGCGTCGGCGGCTGTCCGTTGGCCCATGCGGCCTGCAAAGTCGATGAGAGAAGTTACGGTGTTGATGGTGAATTCACGCTCCACTACGATGTCGCTAAGCAGGTCGGCAGCGAGATAATTTGCTCGACCTTGCCAGTCATCATTGATGGAAACAGTGAATGCGCCGATATCAACGGCGACTTTGATGGCCGGATCGCTGCGTTTGACGAACTCGACCTCTACATCCCAGTCGGCGGCGAGGTGGGTTTCGAGTAGATATGCGAATTGCTCGCGATAATCGCGTTCATCTTCCTCGCCGCAAGGGGCGGGGAATTGTTCGAAGTAGATGCGAGGAACGGTGAATGTAATTGTAGGTTTCATTTTGGGCTCCTTTCTGATTTTCAGTCATCAACCACTTCAACTATACCATATAATCGGTATATGTCAAGGATTTCTTGAGATTTTTTGCAATATTTTCGGGAAAATCTCGTAAGTCTCATGTATGCAAAGACTTATATCGCCCCAAAATTGCCGTGAAATTGCCCCGCTCGGGCGAGATCCAGTGCAAAAAAAGCCAGGGGCAGCGATACACAGCCGCCCTGGCTCGGGAGGAGAGATGAAGCCTAATTTGGCTTGTGACTCTATTTGGTCTTAGGCGCCTTCAACAAATCATATCCGCCTGAAGCTACCAGGCCTATTATGATCGATGGAAGTATCGGATCTTCCATCTTAGTCAGATATGCCAGGCCCAATGAGACTCCGACAGATACGAATGGTAGCCAGGCTTTGACTTTATCGTCTTGAAACCAGGACACTCTCTTTATCACTTGCAGTATTGCGGCGACCAATGGCACCAACGCCATCATCTCGGGTGTTAGAGTTATTTGCAGTTCATTCATTTATGACTCCTTTTACTTGACTTTGAGTTAGACATCAGCTTTCCAAGCATAACACAGAGACCTCCGAGCACTAAAATAATTCCTCCTATCTCAGGCCGGATTTGACTTGCCGCCGGAGCAGCATCTACCAGGACCTGGCCCGTTTGTTGTATGTCCTGGCCATGAGTAGATACAGATTCCCATGTAGCACAACCATTCACAAATACTAAACACAACAACCATATTTTATACATATCGTCACCTATTATCTGCATCCCAATATCGGCGGTTCATTAGGTTTCAAGCAATAGAGCAAAATAGTTCCTTCATCATACAATGATTGATTCGGGTCAGGTGGATGGTCTGTTAGCTTGGCATAAACGTAGAATACTTGATTTATCTGACTGCTGTCCGGTGACCAATTTATTGTCCAGCTGTTGGCATCGAAGGTTGCGTTCTCCGGCAGATTGACGACCTCTAAAGTCATCGGGTCTCCATCAGGATCGCAACCTATGATTTCTCTCGATGCAGATTGACCGGCATACGCTCCGATAACACAAACCTTTCTATCCAGAATCTTATTCGGGTCATAGGGCAGCTTATCAAAAGGCACATCGACTCTGTCATGGCAGGGCGGAGGTATCGGTGCCCCGAGACACAACCAGGCTAAGATTAAAATAGTCATGTGTTTCATCTTTAGTCCATCCTAAAAGCCAATACCCGATAGTGACCTGACCCATATTGTGTTACATCATTACCGTTGGAATCTGGATAGTACGCAACGCGGTTATTCCCCGCTTGAACCGTTAGCTGAGTAGTTGTGATGTCTATTATTTGAGCGCCTTTCTCAACACCGCCATCGTGATGCCACTGCTCAATCTTCACCTTGGTGAGGTCCGGGCTGCCGCCATCGTCTGGAGCAAATAGAATCTGTGCCATCAATGCTACACTGCCCAGATTATGTGTCTTCGTGTACGTACCTCCAGACACACAAGCGAACCAGCCGCTATCGTATTTTTTGACCTTGTCCTCCAACTGAGAAATCTTGTAATCATGGCTGGTAGCTACACCACTGCCATCAATGCCGACTTTGGCTTCCAGTGCTTCGACTGCATCCTGCAAATCATTTATATGTGAGGCCATTACATCGTCTACATTATCCGTTTTTGTCGTGTACGTATCTAATGATGTAGGGAAGTTAGTTGCCACGGTTTTGCCTCCTTCTTATAGATTGATAGGAACCTAACTGGGATTTCAGGTTTGTAAGATTCTGTCTGACATGGCCGATATAGTTTTCGTTGACTCTACTCTGAAGAAACCCTCTGATGATATTAGTGAGATACCCCGCGAGCGTCATTGTCTCTCTTGGATTCTCAGTATTGATTTCGTTTACTATCTCCTGTAATTCTATTAGTTCGTCGCTATCATCTGGTAGTTCGATTGTAAACTTCACCTTGTACTCCTTTCATGTTTGCGTCCCTACCTTAGTCCAAGTGCCTGGTGTTCCTGCTCCCGTACAAACATATAGTATCCCGTTTACTACGGCCAAGTCACCGACTGAGGCTTTGCCCGAGGGCGTGCTGCTCCTGTTGAAAAGGCGTATATCGGCGACCGTCTGTTCCTGTTGAATCTCCATAGGCAAGCCGCCGGTATCTGTATTTGCAAACTTTGCCAGGTAACCTGTGCCGTACTTTGTCCCGTCCCCGTATTTGAAGTTGGAGTATTTGCCTGTCGTAACATCCGAAGAGACGAATTTAATTCCATTTGCATCGACTACAACACGACGGCCCGAAGTAGCCGTTCTCAACGTGCTGCCGGTAATGGTAGTTCCGGTTATCGTGCCGGCCAATACATCGCCGAGTTGGGCAGTGATAGCACCTAAAGTCTCGACAACTAACATCTCGCCCCAGTATGGTTCTCCGCGTCTAACCGGATATGGTTTCCCAGCTTGGTTTACGCACAGTATGAACTTTCCGTTGCCATAGGCATCGGCTAATGTATTTGTAGTATGCAGTATGTTTGGATTAGCGTTTACATCCCAGTAGATATACCTGTTTGTGTCTCCCGTCGTCTCTGCTGAAACAGTGTAAGCAGTGCCTGCATAGGTTACAATACCCTCTGTCCATGTAACTTTGTTGCCGTTGCTGTAGAACTCAATGCCGGTAACGAGGGGGACATCCAAAGTTGGGGGACCAATAACTACATCCTTGGGATAAACTTCCTTGATTGCATTCCATCTTGGGGGCATTTTGATTTCATCTTGTCCTACGGATTGTGGTGGAGAATAACCTTGAATAGGTATCTCCGGCGTATCGCTATCCATATCGTATACGGACTCATTGTACTCGATAGCTGTAATGTTGACCGTTTGGTCCGATCGTTTCCGCAATCCTATAATGCGGTACTTTCTGGCAGATAAATTCTGCTGTCCGTACGCGTATACATCTCCTGCTTGCGGGGTGATGGTCCAGGTGTCTTGAATAGTAACCTTGTTCCCGTCTATCCCGGAGACAAGGTGTGTTTCGATTGATTCATTGCCCTGGCCGTCTGTACAACGGACCATGATTTCATCGGCACCGCTTAGCTCAGTCAATTCTTTGTCTACTGTTACAGTATGGAAATCGGCATGTAGAACCCTGCCGCCCTCACTCCAGTTCGGTACATCATGCTGGACATATATCACGTCGCCAAGCGTACATGCAATGGCGTCGATATCCGCCTCGAATTCGATAGTGGACTTCAGGTATCTGTTCTGGGCCAACCGGTACTTTCCGGCACGCCATGCCTCCGATTGTTTCGTTATACCGAAAAGCTCCAGGCTTACTTTCTTAGTCGCCGTCCCGGCGTTCGTATCAAACACAGTGAAGGTAGTTCGCTGGTAGTCTTGGAGTTGATCGCGATAGTGGACTTCTATTTCGCTCGCACGATCTTCCTGGGGTAGAAACGTCTCCTTGAAAGTGTTCTTCAGGATATTACCGATTGTAAACATTTGAACTGGAGTATCCACCGGCTTATCTATTGCCAAGGTCAACTCTATGCCGTTCCAGATCAAACAGCATCGAGCTATCTCGCACACCTTCAAGGCAGCTTCCCACATAGTAGTGCCGACGTCAAAACCTCCGTTGAAGGTGATACGCTTTTCGGTACCCCCTTCTCCATCGTCAACCATCTCGTCACACCATTCGGCCAGTTCATAGAACTTTGCGAGGTCGAGTCTATCAGGGTCTATCCCGTCATATCTTTCTACCGTCCAGGGATTACCATCTCCGTCTCCGCTAATAACTGGCTGGGTCAATATATCGTACAGTACCCAAGCGGGGTTGGTTGAATACTCTATCGACCAACTACTTCCGTTGTACACTCGAACCAGGCGACCTTCTACAATACATGAAACCTTGATGCTGCCGGAAAGCTGTTCTGTTGCAACGGCGGATATGCCCAATAAAGCACGACCCGGGTAGGTAAACTCTGTGTTTATGATTTCCCTCACGCCCCCGATGCGCAATTCGTCGCCGTACCTCGTGCCCTTGTCTTCAGTCGTTTTAGTCACCTTCACCACATACTGTTTGCCGTGTGTGATAGTTACGGGGCTGCCCCCGGAGTATGTTTGACTTGCACGATATGTCTTCCACAATGCCGAAGTGGTTTTGTTCGATTCTGTTGAATCTACAAGTGTGGAGTAGGAGCCTCCGACTTCTTTGATTTCAATCTTCAGGCCTACAGTGTGGGTAGATAAACCTCCCTGGTCATTCGCGTAATATAGACCCCGTGGGAATACAAGGTCTATTTCCAAATCGTCAAAGTCATTATCTGGTGTAGTATATTCCTCGGAACCTCCGGTGTATGATACAGTGCGGTTGGGCCTGTAGTCAGGCTTGCATATCATGTTCCCGCCTGAGAAGCTGATAACAGTCTGGTTGAGAGTGCCGAGTTTGGTATCAACTTCTACATCTTCATAGTTTCCGATAGGTTGGTCGTTTATTTCGATGCTGCTGATGTTATGCACGGGTCCCTGGCAAAGACACAACAGCATATTCAGTATTTGTTTGGTATTATCCTCAGTGTCCACCTCTGTATTGACAGAGATAACGTTACCATACAATTTGTTCTTACCGTAGAAACGAGGGATAACTATGCCTTGCTTTTGCACTGAGGCGGGATTCCAGCCGTAAGTTTGGCTCTCCTCTACCGAGTCGAAGGCTCCCGACTTCAGTGATGGTTTGGGCATTACCGAGTTGATAAGCATCCCACCTGCTAAGAGAATCCCAACTCCGGCTACTGCATGCCAAAGACCTAATCCAGCAAATCCTGCAGCCATTCCTACTTTCCAGGCTTCTCCTATAGCCATAGCAGATAAACCAGGTGTCGCCCAAATCAGGGCTATCATGGTAATGGCACCCAATACGTTCTTGCCACCGTCCCCTCCTCCTGAAATTAGCGGGACGATTGCTATCTGGTCGCCGGGTCTTGGGTGAACATAAGGCCAATGTTCTTTTTCGATTATGGTCCCGTTGATACTTATGGCTACTTCGATATCGGCAGGAACATACTGTGTCCTCAAGTCATACAGCGACTGGCCTTCGTATGATACTGAAGACAATGCACGCTTACGACGGTCGAACGGATTTTGGACTACCAGTAGCTCTAAGGTTCGTTCCATACTTGTAATATCCATCAATGCGTTTTTGCCAATATGGATTATCTATACGTTCTAAGCATACATTACGTTTTTTCATCACATGCAGAAAATGAAGCCGGTCCAACATGATACCAATATGGGTACAAAAACGCGGATGTAACTTGAAGACTACTAAGCAATAAGGTTCCGGTTCAGACAATTCTATGAACAGTCGTTTGGCGTTTTTTATAGTCTCCGACCGTAAGGACAAGTCTGCGACCCAGTTCCAGGAAGGTAGCCTGATGCCTGCTCTCTTATACACCTCTTGGCATAACGAATAGCAGTTGTATCCGTTGAGTCCATACTCATCAAATGGTTGACCTATCAAGTCGGAGATATCCATGTTACGCAATCCTCACCGATCCCGTCCTGATCCCTGGAAAACCCCCAAAGCGTGTTTGGTTCTCATGAGTATAGCAATCAGCCAATGTACGGTTGCAAGAGTGGAAATATACCTTACCTCCAGATGTATAGGCTGAGTAGCCGGTGGTATTGATATCCACAGTGAAGGCATTGCCGTCGGCATCCGGGTCCGCATCGACTACTGTGCCTGTTTGACCGTTGATCTCGGTCATGCCTTCGACATCCTCGAAGTCCACTTCATCGTCTACCGAGAACGGATGATTAGCGACAGAAACCTTTGCATTGGCCGCTTGCGTTATGCCCGTTATTGTACTTCCTGCATATCCGCATTCAACAGACCGGTAAGTGAAGCTGCAATGCAAAGCCAAGTAGCGTTCCAGTGGAAAGCGTTGTCTGAGTGGATTTGGCGCGCCGAGGGTAAATACCGCCCAATCTACATCGCTGTAGCAGCCGAGGACATCGAAGGTCATCTCCAATTCGGAGTAGTCCTCCGATAACAGGTTAAGATTCACTACGATTACCCGGACAGTAGAGCCCACGCCCCCGTCAAGCTCATCCAAGTACTGCTGCAAAAGCCTGGTGACATTGCTGACCCGCAAGGTAACCGTAGGTATCTCCCCATGTGTATCTTGCGAGGTAGGCTCAATCTCAAAAGGGAAGGCCGTAAAGGTATGACCCTCGAACGTGACATCCTCTGTATTCCTGGCGAATCTTAGAACAGTGCTGTCTGTCAGGGTTATCTCAAGCAAGACCACCCAGGGATTGGGCGATGCCAACTTGTTCTTCTCGATTATAAGATTTGCTGGCAGATTCTTCATGTGTAGTAGAACTCCAGTACGACATAGAAAGCTGGCATTATCGGCGAGCCGCTATGAGTCAGACTCAAAGTCGCATGTTCGCCTGCGAGCATAGATTCGTTAGACAGCGTTCCCAGGTCTGAATAGTCGTAGCCGGCAGGCAACGAAGAAGAAGTGTATTCCTTGGACACTATTGTATTGCCGGCATCATCTTTAAGAGTCAGGGTAATTGTATCGCTGCCTGTGATAGTAGCATCGCCTTGGGTAAGGATGCCAATGGAATTGAAGGTGATGGCCTTCGGGCTGGCGAAAATGGGCCGTGTGTCAACGTCCGAACCTTCGGTCCATTCAACCCAAATCAGGTCTTGTCGCATTTTGCTTATCTCCTTACCAAACATTTCTATAGTAGCTGAATAGCGTTCTGGATATTGCGGTTCTACCGCGTATTTAATGGGGACAAGCAAGCGCATTTCCCAGTCTTCGTTTGTGATTGGGTTTCTAAAATCGAATGTGCTTGCTCCTACTTTGACATGCTGCTCGAAGTCTACTATCAAATCCTTATCCGCCTGGGTGAGCCAATTATACGTAAAGCTCACTCGATAAAGCAGAGAACTGAATCGCGCCCTGGATAATACTGCGCCAGACTCAAACACTGATCGTATCGTCGGGTCTACCAGAACTTCTTCCTTCCAACTACTCGGAGTTGGAGTTCTGCTCAGGCTAAAGGTCGGGAATGGTTTTGCCACGATCAACCTCTCTCAAAGACACTCTCAATTGCTTTCCGAGACCTGCCGTAATGAGATACATCATTGACTACGATATCGATAATAGCATCTCTCATATTCATATAACGCCTCCGAGAACTGGTCACACCTAAAGGTACACCAGACTCATTTACGATATTTACAGTTACCTCTGGTGTATTTCTACCTGCAGGTAAGATAGTTTCTCCAGTATGGATTTTTGCCAAACCTCCTTCAGCAACAAAACCACCTGTCTGTGCTTTCGGTACTGCGGCGGTAGTTGGCTTTGGACCGAACATGCCGGACAGCCATCCGCCTATGCTGACCGCTAAGGGTTCCGTGACCATCTTCTGCATTTGGATGCGTACAATATCCTGGAGCAGAGACCTGAGCACCTGGCTGGCTCGTTCAGCCCCGAATACCATCTTGCTGAATGCATCGGCAGCCGACTGTCCTATGCCTTCGAACATTTCCCTCAATCGCTTGGCAGACTCTAACTCTTTCAGCTTTTGATTGATTTGGGATTGGACCTTCATAAACTTTTCAGAAGTTTCACCATACTGCTGTTTTGCTGCATCCAAGGCTTCTATCATTGCCCTGGCATGCTGGTATGCCTCCCCTGTCATCCAAAGCGTTTGTTTCTCTGTCTCCAAAGTGTCAAGGAAGCTCTGTGTGGTTTCATTCAGCGGTTCTTGAGACTGAGTTCTCAATTTGTAGAGAGCAACTTGATAAGTCTCCACCTTGTTCTTCAGGCTTTCAAGAGTATCCAGCGCATACTGTTTTAGCTTTTGCCACATAGATGGATGATATTCCGATTCTAAAGCCTGGAGCCTATTCACCAGCTTCTCTTGACTTTTGGATATATCGATATCAGACTTTGACAAAAGGGCTTTCACGGTAGCTGAATACCGTGCCACGTGCTGTGCCATTACACTGCCCAGGCCTGCGATAATCTGTTCAGTCTTTTTTGCGATAGCTTCTTGTTTCAGTGCTTGTTCCGCCTGAGCCCAGAGTTGTTCATTAACACGGGCTACTCGAACAGCACTATGCAGAGATATCAGTGGGCCTTTCGGGGCTGGCTCTGGTATATAAATCTTCTTGCCGCCAGCTACACCCAATTTGCCTCCCAGTTCCTGATATTTTTTGAGAATCGCAGTAACATCTGACGTTTTTGGAATGAGGCCCTCCTTAATGCCTTGCCATATTCCTTTGCCCGCAGCAATCGATAATGTTACTATTTCTCTCAATGCCAGATACATCGTCTGAACGAACAAGTCCCAGACAAGTTTCCAAGACTTTCGGAAATCGGATTTCATAAAACTAATGAAGTCTTTGAATATATCCTTTGCGAATCCCAAGTAAGCTACTAACCTATGAGCCCAATATCCTATTTGTTGCTGGTTCTCTTGTGCCCAATTCTTTATTGCTATCGCAGCAGATTTGACTGAGGGAAGAAGCGCCGCCCCAATGACTTCGGCGACATCCCCTATAGCGTTTTTCATCTGTTTGAGTGCGCCCGAAGTAGTATCCGCCCTTGCCTTGGCTATCTCGAAACCTCTCGCCGCAAATTCGGTAAGAATTTGCAGTTGCTTGGTCTTGTCCGTCGTGGTGCGCAGTGCTGGAATGTATCGGCGCAACATAGTGAATTCGCCTTGCTGTGCCATAGCTACATACATAGCCATGGAATTTACGTCTCTCCCAGTTGCTGCGGCCAATCCAATCGCAGTGCGAGTTGCCTCCTTCAGCTTATCAGTAGATACTCCGAGGGACTTCTCCAACTGCATCAGCATGAGAACCTCTTCGTCGCCGTATGTAGTGACCTGCTGTATACTGGCAGCGAAATCTGTAAAGTCCCTCATTGCTCCCCGACTGTATTCACCTGCCGCCTTCAGAGATGCCCCAAGTAAGAATACAGCATCCTCCTGCTTCATTGCTGCTTTTGTGGCCAGTGTCAGGGCGCCTGTAACCGCGACAGCACCCCACTTGGCGTACCTGACCATTTTATCAAAGGCATCCTTGAAGGACGTAGCCATCCGCCGGAAAGAAGATTTGATTCTATCCACCGTTTTAGTTACGGCACTTTTAGCCTTCGATAGTTGTGATGGTAGCTTTGAATCGTCAACCTTGATCGCGACATCGGCTGTCAAGAAGTTCATCGTCTATACTCTTCAGCTATATTCTCTCTCTATCTCGAAGCAAGTACACATTGCTTGGAGTAAACGTTTGTGGTCCTCTTTGGGTATATCACACATTTCGAATACCCTTATTACACTGCCAAAGTCGAGGCCAATAGGATCGCCCATAGAAGTAAGTCTTACCTGAGTTCTGGCCATCGTATACAGTTCCAGGATATCTCTATTATATTCAGATAGCTCAACGTGGCACCTTTCGCACGGAGGAATCAGTCCTTTGTCTCCGTAGAGCTTTTGGCAGACTTCGCAGGGGGGCTTTTCGTGTTGCCACTTGAAATACTCTCTGAGTTTTTTAGTCTGGCCTCCTCAAGAGCCCTGTTTGTTTCCACCAACTTCTCAATGCACTCGGAGACGAACTTTGCAAAATCGATGCACTTCATCAGCTTGAGTTTATTCTCTGCCGTACATTCTACGGGCTTGCCGTCCAGATATACGTTTGACCAGTCTACGATACAATAGTCCCAGGTAAGCCGGGCAGACTGCTTAGCATCCTCTTCTCTCACCTCCACCATATTGCCTCGGATGTATTTACGTTTCACCTTGACCGTGAGCTTTTCGATTCGGGTCGCTTCCTCGGTGGACAGTTCCCGCAAACAAACGCCCCCCTGCTCAGGGTCATCATCGTTGAAATAGAACCAAGTGCCAGCATTAGACGAGCTAAAGTTGACCATGTTTAGACTCCTTGTACAAAGTAGGGTATCTGAATCAGATGCCTTCAGCACATGGCAGCAGCATCATCCTACCCAAACCTTTTTCAGCCATGTTTAGGGCTCCCTTTAATATAGGAGCGACCCAGATACCCGTATGTCGTTTATCAATCCAGACCCAACGCAACTATATCATACGTAATAGTGCCCGAGGACTTGGAAGCAATCTTCAAGTTCTTATTCGTAGTAGTCACAATCCCGGCAGCAGTCGGGCAGCACCACAAGAAAAATCCGCCTGGAGGTATTTCTATGATGTCCGTAGTGTCCGAGAAAATACCTATCGCAGCAGAAGAAGCACCTCCGACTTTCAGCGTCAGAGTTGCATGTGTGTTCTTCACATACAACAGCTTGATGGCTTCCATTGTCAAATCGCCACCGAAAGCATCGGTTTCGCTACCTCCATCATACACATTGATGGTCTCGCCCGTATCATCCGTGCTGCGTGAATCGTGCCACAGTAGATTTGCCTGGTTGGCTCCGGTGCCGAACGTCCAGGACACTCCGGTGTTTACGTTCAATGTGTCAAGCACAGTATCCAGATCGAGGGCTTTCTTGTTCTGGATATTGATGACAACATTCGAACTACCGGTTAATGCCGTACTATTAGCCATTACACTTTTACTCCTTCATATTTTTACGAGTAAACCGGTTTCAGCTTTCCACTTACTTTCAAGGTGCATGTGAAAGTACCGACCCCGGATTTATCGTTAGTAACGTTATCGTAATTGGTAATGGTGCAAAAAGATGCCGGCGTAGTCGTATCGTCCGGTGTAAGGTAGATGCTTTCGGTTTCATCGATATACAGCGCGATATCTGTAATGCTGTCGCCTGAATCAAAATCGGTCTTCAGTAGCTGCTGACCGGCATCCTCGAACATCAGATAGTTACCAGTGATAGTAATCTCGCCTCCTTCAATCTGACCCGGAATAAAGGTCTTGTGCTCGTCCCCAAACTCGGTATCTTCCAGCATCTCACGAACCGAACCTGAATATGACCAGGTCGTACTACCACCGATTGTGGTTGCACCAATTTTGACCTTGCCTTTGTAACCCGCTTTCAACATAATAAGTGCTCCTTCATTCTAAATGGACAGTAAGTTGTACAAACGCCCAGTTACTTCATGTGCTACTTCACCCGTGTATTCCAACAATACTCGATATGTTACAGTATATTGCCAAATCCCCTCCAATCGTATCAAGGTGGCATTCTCTCGAACGAGACTAACCGTTTCATAGTTCTCAATGGATAACTCCAGGAAATCAAAACCTTCGCCAATAGTAGGATCCCCTTTCAATAGCTCATACAAATTACATATTTCCTCCGGCGAGCTTTTGTCACTGAATAAATCTATCTGCACCAGACAATTCTCGAAATCCTCAGTGAACGTAAAGTCTTGTGTATTCGATACTAACGAAAATATCGCATACGGGAACTCGGCATCGTAGGGAGCTTCCGTATTGTACATTGCAGTCAGACTATCTGATAACGGGTCACCCGTATAATGGTCGTATACTGCTCTGAATAAATCTTTCATTTTACACCAAAAATCCGCTTAATTTGTGGTATCGACATTTCCAGTGCCGGCCTCAAATATGGTTTAGCCCTTGTGCCAGGATGGCGGACAACCTTCGCAAACACTTCTTTGCCCCCGACAGTAAAATGCAGGGCTTTCGCCTCTTTTGGTCTGATTGTATGTGGCCGCGTACCAAGTTCTACATAAGGTGCATACTCCACGTTTGAACCTACATAAGCTACCTTTGATTCTATTTTATGGGTAATAGATCGAGCCAGAGTTGTAGTTTTTCGTGGGCACAGAATTTTAGCGTTACGTTCTACTAACAAAGCGGCAGCAGTCAATCGCTCTTTCACCAAACGATTGGATTCTTTTATCACTTTGTCCGTGTTATCTTCAATCGGCATCTAAGACCTCGCCCAGCTTTCTGTACAATTCCAGAATCTCTTTCTTGATTTCGGTCAGCTTTACTTCTATATCCTTGACACATCCATTCAATAGAAGAACCTCTCTCAACAAATCCTTTGCCTGATGTCGTTCTTGTTCTTCTATCGTCATATCTTTAAGTGAGCATAGGTCAATCGAATAACTGTTAGTTTATGAAATAAGCCGCAAGTCAAGAACAAGCAAGCGGTGTAGATTGTCCACGTCTTCGATGTCCACTATCTCATACGTAACATTTTGATACTTTACTCGATCGCCTGTCAGTACTTCCATATACCTGGTATACAGCTTGGCATCTCGGTAATACGTCGTCTTGTCAAACTGAATCCTTTCGCTGCCACGAGTCCAGTTGATCCTACAAGGCAAGTCCTGATATACTATGGACTCGGTCTCTTTGAAGCCTCCATAGTCATCTCTTGCCCGGGTCACCCGGAGGATATCTACTTTGGAGTTAAATTGAATCATCGTTTGTACTCTATACTGCTCCAAGCAGCGGTCTTTTGCGAACATAGTTCTGGAGCAGCCTGTCTGCCTCTAAAACGCCTGTAAGATACTTTGTGCTCCTGGTATAGCTGTAATCGCCGAGCCGCTCAGAATCAAAATCATTGTACGAAGTATACAGGGTGCTATCGTTCTCATGCTTGGCTAAAATCACACATGCCTCTGAGATAGACATTGGACAACTCGTCCACCCATAAGTACCGGCTACCCTTACATTCTTGATCCCTTCGGGAAATACGGCCTTTTGCTCATTTGATAGGTAATGCAATTCCGCTAAGGTCGCAACGCATACCGTCCCCGAAGAGAAGGAACCGCTGTAATCGCTGCTGTCCGTACCATTCAGTTTGAACGAACTGGAGTTTACCTTGGTGACTACGTACTCGCCGTCCAGGCTCGGGGTGATGCCTTCCACCTGAACAAGCCTGACAGATTCGCCTGTAGTGTATCCGTGGTTGGTTAGCGTAACAATGACCGGATCGGTATCAGTCAATGTAACCCCTTCGATATCGCTGCACTGAGCCGTAGACATCGCGGCACGATATAGAGTATGCGCATCGAACCCGTAGAGTGTGCTGCCAAGTGTCACACCGCTAAGCCGGACTTCAGTAATGCTCAGAATGTCGGGCATCAAGCCCAGGTCCATGGCATTTTTGCCGTTGCCATTTAGTACAAGAGTGAAACTTTTAGGATAGAAATAATCGTGTGTTACTCTTTCTACCAAATCTTCAACTCTTTGTATGACTGCCAACTTCTGAGCGTCTGTGTAATCTGACGGCCAATTATCCACATCTGAATCTGATATGTAGTTGCCTTCTACTGCCATCCTTCAAGTCCCCTATATGATTGTTCGGACCAGTTGCAGAACAGCCTACCTTTTATAGATGCGTGAGCAGTAAGCTGTATCAGGTATTTGGTATTCTGTTTTAGAATCCATTCGTTTTCGTTGCGGGACTCCACTGCCTCAGTCACGAACCGACCCGAAGAGCCGCTGTAAAAGCTCTGCAACAGAGTTCCATTGTTTGTGACAGTCGGAGTATGTTTTACTACCAGCGACGGCGTTAATGCACTGTTTCGCTGTCTATTGTATATAGACAATGCAGTACCATCATTAGAAGTAGTGCATGCCTCGTAAAACTCCACTGTACAGTTGCCGGTCGTATCCATGCCCCAAATCAAATGTATCCATGTAGTAGTATCTGGAGTTACCAGTAACAATTTTATTGTGTCTGTATCTGCCATACTGGAATCTATGTGCTGCGCATAGAAGGCACTGCCCTCGTGGATTCTGTTATGGCTATAGCCAAGATATACTTGGGCTCTTGTATAAGGATCGACCATAATAGCGCCCCCCTAAATACAAAAAACCAGGTCGTTGTTAAGGCACAACGACCAAAAGCCATATTCCATTATCTCACCTGCACGGCCTTAACATAGTCGATGCGCAGAACATTCGCACTTGCTTCACCATTGAGTTGAGCAAAGCTGATAGTCAACTCCTCATCATCGGGAACATTGGTGGTGTGTACAGTACCAGCCTCCCCGTCAATGTATGGAGTTACGTTGCCAGCGCCGTCCCAGTAGAACCCTACCGTGACAAAGGTGTTGTCTACCATGTCAGTACCGGTATCCGTCTTCGTCTCAGTAGAGTTTTTCTCGGTAACAAAATCAAGGTTCGCATCGCCGTTATCCTTGGTGAAATACACGCCGTCAGTCATGCCGCCAGCCAGTGTAGTATCCTTGATGCAAAGACCTACAATAACCGTCGGATTTGCAATCGCCGTACAGTTGACGGCAAACCTCGACTCAAAGTAGAGCGGCTTTCCTGAAGCGAGCTTGAAGCACTCGCCATTCTGCTGAAGGTTGACACTGTCCAAGGCGTTGTCATCGACAGTCAGCGCAAGAACCCCGCCAGGAGTGTCTTCTATCGCTTGAGCGGCACCAGTATCGCTGTCAGTGTCGATGATAGTCAGAATCCAGCCCTGGCCAGTAGCACTGCTTGTGGCACTTGCCGGAATCCACTCGTAGAAATCGTTCTCGTACCGGTGAGTACGCTCAATAAACCAGTTTTGCAATACACGAGACATCGTTTGTTGAATGTCTGTGTCGATAACTTCAAGATCTCTGTATGTTGCCATTGGTATGCTCCTTTAACAACTCAATCAAATCGGCTTTCTTGATGTATCCCGAAATTCGCACATTATGGTCTTCGGCGTATTGACGTAGTTCTTTGACCGTCATATCAGACAGGCCAGAGCCAGGTTCCGCTTCTACCCGGTCAACCAAATCAATCCGGGGATAGTGTGCCGTGATATAGTCGCACACGTCCCTGCTTTTGGTCTCCCACGTCATAGAAGCGTAGAAAGTGAAGCTCTTTCCATTGCCGGTCTCAACTATCCGCGTAGGACCATAATTGTGCAAAACGTAAATAGCCATTGGCTACTCCTATGCAATGTCGAGTTCTACCACCAACACGCAAGCGTTTACGTTCTCAACAGCAACGTCAGCACGCATCGAGTAGAACCAGTATGTGGCTTCATCAGCAGCCTCCCTTTGCGCCTCGATCTTGATGGACCGCTGAATACCGACAATCAGATTATCCTTGGGAGTAAGCAGAAGTTCGGTGTGACTACCCCCGCCATACACCCCATCGTCATCCAGATTCGTGGGAATCAGCGGACAGGGCACGATAGGCACCTGGCCGAACTTGAGGCCCTTCTCGGCGCCGAGAATCGCCTGGTCACCCAGGATAGTAGACCTCGCAGCCAGGGCGTCAATGTAGTCTTGTACGACCTGGTCGTTGCAGCAGAACCTCAGATTACTCAGGCCGGCCATCTTGTACTTCGACGGCAACGTCTTCAGGGGTTTGCTGAACTTGAATTCCCAGTTATACGGAGCCGAGCTATTCTGGGTAGCGATACGCTGATTGACCGAACCCAGGTCAAAGTCCGAATCGGCATGAAGTATGTGAGACAGACCAGTCACAGCATTCTCATACGTATCTCCAGCCGTATCGGCATTTCGGATGCGGTAACTCCAGCCATCCCACAGACTTCTGATATCGTCAGAACCGAACCCGCTGTGACCGGCAGTGTCACCGATATAGAACGCCTCTTCAAGCTCGTTGGCGATCTTGGCCGCTACCATCCTCATAACCTGGTCCTTGAAGGCGGCAGCAGATTCGATGCCTGTGACGTCTTCCAGGTCATCGTCGTATATTGCGACACAGCCCCGGACCTTCTTGCTGGTCAGCGTAATCTTCTCCGTTGTCAATTCTTTGAGATAGTTCGACGAGCTAAAGGTCGAAGCGGGCCTGAGAAACTTGCCCGTGCCGACACCGAGAGCCCTGATATTCTTAGTCTCGCGGGTCATCTTGACCGTGCGAGCTACGTTCTTCATCAACACTGATTCATCGACAATGTAATCGATGAACCTGTCGGCTTCCTCCGCTTCCAGACTGATAGAAGGAAGGGAAACCATTTTTTGGATAAACTCTTTTTTCTTAAGCAATGCGCCATTCGTTTTCATGTCAAACTCCTATCCAAATACCTTGATGCTGGGCCAAGGATCCTTTACATCCTTGTCCTTCGAGTCATCGTCGTCATCTTCTGAATCTTGTCCCTCGACGCTTTTACGTATTCCTACGCCTTTCTCGATTTCCTCCAGGCGCTTGGCAATGGCCTCAAGTTTTGTGGCCTGCTGCTTATTCGTATGTTCCTCAAGGGACTCGATAGACTTTGAAATCTTCTCAAGAACGCCGTTCAGTACCTCATCCGAGTCCGCATTGGACATGCTCTTCTGCTTTGGTTCCGGCAGGACACTTCTCAGGGCCTCCAGTGCCTCAATCGCCTTTTTCAGCTTTTCCAGGGTATCCTTGGAAAACTTGGCTCCTGCCTTTGAAACTGCATCTTTAGTCTTCTTTGCGGGATAGCCGTATCCATAGCCGGCATACTTAGCCAAGGTCCCGACAGCATCCTGAAGATCTTTGGGGAAATCCTTGCGATATTTATTGACCGTAGACAGTGCTTCCTTGATGGCCTTAAGGGCCTCGTCCGAAAGCTCTGCCTTGGTGAAGTCAATCTTGGCTTCTTCGCCAAAATACTCTTGCAGCAATTTTGCGAGTTCGTCATCCATAATGTTTACCCCTTTTACCAAATAAAATGTTTCCGTATGTCTGAACTTGTTTTCTTCTGAAGTTATCTTGGAATAAGAGCAGGAAACCGGCGATACATCGTTTTTGTCTTTCGCATTGTAGAAATAGAAGTTGAAATCCTGAAGGTCGGTAAGAGCGTTCCCGTTGACGAGTATCCTTGTGCCCTTTACAGTCCCATCGCTCTCAATCGAGAGCTTCAGTTCATTCTGCTTGTCTACTTTTACAATGGACCCTTGCATGGGAGTTCCGCATTTGGGACATTTGATTTCCGTACACGGCACCGATTTCCCTTCGCCTGCTTTCTCGTGTGGTATTGTATATCCACAGTTCGGGCATATACACGTATCCGAGCCGCCATCGGCCTGGGCTGGACCGCCGACGCCCCTACCTGCCCCTCGTGCCTTGTAGAACAGGAACCTCTTTTTGTTCGCGGGAGCATCGGTAAGGGACACTTCTACCACTTCCATGTCTTTGAGTTCTCTCGCCATTTTCGACTCCTAAGCTAAACAGCCTCGGCATAACCTGCCATGCTGTATCCAATTAGTTTGCCCGCCTTGACGGCTTCCCAAGCATCTTTATCCAAGATTTTAGTAGTCAACAGCCAACTGCCCTTTTTGACTTTCTGGCCTGCAATAACTAAATCCTGGGGAGCAATATAGCTTTCGAGCACTTTCGCCTTTATCGGCCTGCCGTGATGGTTGAGTTTATACTGCTGTGCATGTTCCATAAAGTAATATGCAGCTTTTCGTATCTCTTCTTCGGAGGCCGAATCGCCCTGAGCATCTACAGTATCAGGTTCATATACCACCCCACAGACGATTTGTTCATCCGCCTTTTTGATGAATATAGGTACATATTTTTCTATGTCAAGCTTAGAAATCATCCAAACACGACCTTCTTTAACAGGCACATAGGCGAATAAGTATACTCCATCAGTTAAAACCTTGCAACCAGTAAGTTTAATCTTTTTAGCGTGCTTGTCAGACTGAATCATCTCGAAATCGAAATAATCCAGCGCTATCATAATACTATACGTATTCGCGAAAGCACCTACTTCTCCCGGCTCGATTATCTCCACACGGTCCTTGCCTACATCCATCCAGCTAACCGGGCCGCGTATAGTTTCCGCTGTCGGGTCTTCGACATGCGGAGTTTTCCATCCGAATCGCAGCTTGGCCTTATCTTCCAGCAGCTTCCTGAGCTTGGTCAGTCCCGATATGTTGCCGACCATTATCTCGCCGCCCTCGAAGTAATCATCCCCCTCGCGCACCAGTCGTAAATCCAAATGACAAGCCTGCTCTCCAATAGTCTCTTTCAGTATCTTCTGGAGCTTTAAGTAGTCGTGCCTGGCTTCAAAGATTTCTTTGGCGTGCTCTTTTAGGGCGTCAATGTATTTTTCTTCTATCCCCATCACATGCAACTGCAAAACGCCTTTGCCGGTATCCCCGACTTTGTAGTCGATGTTGCCTTCCACCTCGGCTTTTTGGAGGATATTGCCGCGAGATGCCAGGGCCACAACCTGATTGGCATAATACGGCGTTGACCGATCCGAGTCGATATCGATAACCCTGGGCCCTAACCAGTCTAATTCGTCTCTTGCAATGATTTCCTCTACTCCCACAGTTAGAATATCACCTACATTAGCTTTCAACTTCGTATTGAAAGTTTTGCCTAACACGACGTAGGTTTCACCGCCGATCTCTTTGGTATTGGTATAGGAAGAATCGCCCGCTAAAACACCTACAGTATAATTATATGTGCCGGCTTTTGTTTTGTGCACGTCTAATACTATAACCTTAATCTCTGCCTCCAGTTTGATTTTTGACCAGTCCTCGGCACTGCCGTCGGTGTCCCAGATGGAATCCAGGGCCTTAATCACCACCCCTTCGCTTTGCGGGAGCTTCGAGAGGTCCTCGAAAGCCTTGGTAAGCTGCATCCTGTTCTTGGCAATCCTGAAATGTGTCAATGTAAAATTGCGGCTTCCCTTGAGATACTTACCGAAGAACTCCTCCAAGAGCTTCCTGCGCTCCTCAAGGGGGACCAGGTGCTTATCTGTCTTCCAATACGGAAGATCGAAGCATGCGGCTACGATGTATTCATCTTCATCCAATTCCAGCTCATCCGACATGAGAGTCATCAGTTGGATTCGGGGCAATGGTTTCGTGCCTTTGTTGATGCCTATGCTCATATCCAAAATGAAGTCGTCGGGTATTTGCTCCAAGACCTCTCGTAATTCAGCGAACTGTTTTGTTCTGTTCTTTCTGCCTTCTGTCCAAATAGCTAACTTGTTATCCTTCTTTTCTGCAATAACCCTGAAACCGTTCAGCTTTTCTTCAACATCTACTGGCCATCGTTTCTCTACCCAGTCTTGGATATCCTCATATTTGAAGGCTTCGGTGATATTAGACATGGCAGGCTTCGGAGGTATGTATCTGCCAAATGGTCTTAGCCTCGACTTCTTGGCATCTACTACTATAACAGCAGTGTTGGTATCCTGTATTTTACGCACTTTGACGCAGCTGCTTAGCTTAGAGGGCTTGATTAAGTCCTCCTCAAGCTGGTCTACGGAGTCATATTCTTGTTTGTGTGTAGGGTCGAAACGCTTTCCCAAAGGCACTATGAATACACATGCTCGCTTGGCTATCTGTCGAGATTTCTGAAGAATAGCCACAGGGTCATCCAGATGTTCAAGCAGATGGACACCGATAACATTATCAAACCCACCAGCTTCATAAGGTAGCTCCTCCTTTTCGATATCGAGCTTGCTGACTTTGAGGCCCTTGGCCTTACTCATCTTAACAGCGAGGTCCTCCTTATCAACGCCTGTTACCCGATAAATGCTTGACAACCGTTTTTCGAGTCTCCCCGTGCCACAACCCAATGATAACACCGTATCGCCCTGCAAGTACTTGGTTAGTTCGCGGTATTCCACCTCGAAATCGTCAGACCATTCATCGAGACCGTCATAGTACTCTTGCAGTGACTTCTTATAGTCTTCTTCCACCACTACCTTATTGAGTTCCGATTTTGGTCTAAGTACCAGGTCGTATAGCGGGAGATACGTAGCGTGAGGGCCTTTTGTGGAGTATATAAACTCTTTGCCTTTTTTTGCCAAAGTGTCTTGTTTGTCTAATGTCCTGACGAGTTTAAGTTCAAGCCCGGTGTCCCTATTTCTCTCATCTTCGCGCAGGAGAATGTCCACATCGTTCGCGTCATTCAAATTGGATACTCCAGAGCCAACGAGCGAAACGTAATCTGGCACCACCACCATTGTATCCAACATCGAAATATCGAATCCGATTTTGGCAATTTCCATGGACCTCTTAAATGCTGCCCTATCGATATCTTCGGTGCTGTGCTCGAGCTTGCGTTTGTTGTACTCCCTGAGAAGCAGCCTGTACTTCGCCAGGAAATCGGAACGGTTCAGGCTACCGACTACTACCTTATCATTGTCCTTGAAATTTTTGTTCCATAGCTGGATTTGCCTCAGGCGAAGTGCTAATAACTCCCGATTGGGCGCTTTGGCTAAACTTTCGCGAGTAATGTCTTCGATACGCATTTCTTTATTGGCCTTTGTAAAGGACTAACATCCAGGTCACAAATGACACGACCCCGGCTACAATGAGATATTTGAGTATTTCCATCCAGAAATTATGCCATATCTTAGCGGAACTTCTATTCTCCCATAAGGAGTTCAATTTATCTAATACCCCGGGATTCTCGAACAGGGCTGCACGGTTACAAGCTATGTCCCTTTCCAGCATTTCATGCTGCTTGTTGTGTTCCGCTCTCCATATCAGTAGTTGGTCTACCTTGTTCTCGATAGTCTCCAGCTTTTCGTAAATCTTAGAGCCGTTCAGGTCAGCCATATAGTTTTTACTCCACAACAGGTAAAAGTACGCATCTGCAATTTAGCTATGGGTGGGCAGGGATGAGATTTCTTGCCCTGCCCACACTATAAATCCTCCCATCTAAACTATCACAATAATTACAGCATCCCGGATATGCAGAGAACTCTACTTCATCTACGCCCGAGTCTTTGAGCCCTTCTACGTAGCCGAGGTTCTGAGCCCGGGCGGTTTCAGTTCGTGCGATGGTTTGCATTCTGCGTCGCCGTGTCTTATCTGCATATCGTTGCACTCTTTTATCTATGTCTCTATCAGAAAGCTCGGGGTGTTTTGCTTTCAGCATAGACCTGTAGTTTATGACAGATTCTGTCTGTAGCTTGGTGAGCCCGACTATTGACCTAAGCTCGCGGGCAATCTTGCTCATAGATTTGCCTTCTTTGATCCCGGACTTGATGTAGGCACGAATACCCTTGCGGGTTTGGCCGTTTACTTCGCGGACCAGCTTGGCGGTAAACTTTTCTGCCGCTTTGACGGACCGAACATTAACTACGTCGAAAGTAGCCGCTATATCAAGAATGTTATACGCGACATTGCCCCCGTCTTTCATAATAGTCAGGGTAGCGGGCTTAAGTATGTCTTGGCCTCGTTCCCGTAGATACTCCCAGTCAGTAAGCTCGCTTGCTACATCCTTGATGAACATGACCTTGATAAACTTCTTAGTCAAATCTGCTTGTATCTGCTTAACGGTGAGGGCAAACCATTTCTGCACAGCTTCCTGAAATATCTTTTCGTTGCGCCGCAAATGCCAATCTAATTTACGGTGCACGGAGTTCAGCCTGACTTTGTACGTAGCAAACTTCATATATCGTATATTCTCATCGACAATCTATAAATCAGTTATCCGCCCTCAGGCTCCGACTCTCCCGATTCTATCAGATTGCTCGCAATGTAGAACTTATTTCCTTCGTCGTAGGGGTCCATGCCCAAAGCAACACGCGCCTCGTTGGGAGTCAATATGCCAAACTGTACTTGCTTGATGATCTGGTCTACTTCTTCCGCCCGATTGCGTAAGTCTATATCCTCAAACTTGAATTGGTATACATCGGATTGTAGCAGCTTCCCATTGATAATATCTTCTATGTCATTTTGCAAAGGCTCGACTACACTTTTGACATAGACCCGAGTAGCTTCTTCAGCGACGTTCCCGCCCAGCTTGCCTACCACACGTATGCCCACCCGCTCAGGCGGCATCGAATATGCGATGAGTATGCTGTCCCTTCTGTTTTGCTCGTACAGTCGAAAGCTCGCTTCTTGGGCGGTAGAATTTATTGGGATGTATGTAAACTTGCAGTTGTCCGGCTGCGTTACTACCAGTGTCTTGTGCGCATTCTCAGTGCCTCTTATCTCCCGGTTCAGGAATTCAGTAATGCGACGATCCGAATCCTCCTCCCAGTCACCTTCCAGGATTATGATGGCGGAAGGCACCCCATAGTTCTCGAAAAATGCCAGGTTATAGTCCCGCAGGCCCATAAGGCCGAGAACGTCGCCAACGGTACTGATGAAATTGGGAACGCCATAATAATCGCTCTTGGCATAGTCGTTGCGATAGAAGATTAGTTCGTTCGCCCTGGTCTTTAGCGGATACTTGCCTTCCTTGCCGGTCTCCAGAGATATATCCGCAGGGAACCCGAACTTCTTGAACCATATCTTCTTCGTCCCTCGAATCTGGCAGTACTTCGTCTGTGATTTATGAACTCTTATCGTGTGTGCAGGGACATGGTATAATGCTACGATATCGCCTTGAAGATTGCGAACCACCTCCATGCAACACCAGCCTACAGAGCCCCAATCCTTCAGCATTCTGCGTATGATAGTGCGGAAATAATCTTCCTCATTTGGCCTGTGCAAAAGCTGGGTAATCCTCTCCTTTTCCTGGACCGATTCCTTTTGGTTCTCTTTTAGCTGTAAGGTCCAGCCAAGACCGGCGACATCTGCCGCTAACTGGTTGACGCAACGAAACAGTACCGAATTGGATTCGTATAAGGCCAGCAAGGTATCCGGGGAATACGGAGGCTCAACGAGGCCCTGCTCAAAGGCCCAAGTCGCCTCTTTCTTCAGCTGCTTGGAAGCGCTGTAATCTTGTGCCTTTCGGAGAAACGAATACGGGTAAATGCCTTTCGTAGTTTTGACAAATACCTTGCCCTTAGCCGACATAAATAGACCCCTTTCTACCAGGTCTGTCTACAGAATATATGACATATCTCAAGGCGTCACAATTACTTACAAGAATGCTGTTCGCATAGTACTCATGGACTGTATCTACAGTCAGGTTGTAGACGGGCGCCTTGCCTGCTCTTTTTGCGCCTAAATAGACCACCGCATTTTCGGGAACAGCATTTTGTCTTGCTGTATTTGTTGGTTGAAAACTGCTTTTTGCATATAATGCAGGTTCTGATTTCGTTATCAACTTGGTTTTCCCGTCGCCAAGCAGATTTGCACTTATTGGAGCAAAATCTGGTATTATTTCTCCGGGCCATATCATTATATTTTTTGCCACACTGTATACATGTCTTAACCAGCGGTTTGCGCTTCTTATAGATCTCTTTAGCATGTTGGCTATGCCATTTGCGGCCCTTAATGGATCTGTGCCATTCGGCAGCCGCCTGAAGGATTTCTGGGCGTAGCCTTGAACCTTTTGGGTTGTTGCGTCTGGAGTGTTCGCTTTTATGTAAACGACTCTCTTTGAGTTCAAGGTTATCGAGCTCGTTATTGAGCGGATTCCCGTCTTTATGATGGATCTCATAACCTTCAGGAATTTCGCCATAAGCATCTTTCCAGATTTCCCTGTGTAGGTACCGGGTGCCGAATTCTGGATGCCAGCTGGCTCGGTAGTATACTTTATCTGCCCATACTGTTGAATCGGGGTATCTTCTATATGGCACATCTTTGTATATGATTTTTTCGTGTAGCATGATGATACTATTGTGTCTCCATATCTCAAATCCACCAGAGGAATAAATCCTTTTCCCTGTACATATATCGGATGTTCTTTTGTGCCCGTAAGCTCACTGCCGTCGGAAAAGGCGACTGTTATTACATCAGCATTATTATATGTCATCCCTGATGCAACTACTGGATAATACCCCTGCCTTGTCAAAACTTTATCGCCTCGCTGTATTTGCTCAATAGGTTTTTCGCCTTCTTGCGTCTCTATAAGCGTCCCCGCAACAAAGCATGTGTGGTCGTTCTTTGGCATCGGCAGGTCCTGGGCGTTTCTCTGCTTCGATGCCGAAGGATAACTGTATGTGGCAAGCTCCCTACAAGTGTTCCTGCAATTGTTGAAGATGTACAAGCCCGGTTTGCCGTTCTCTCGTATCTTCAACTTCGCCTGGACGGTCTCGATACCTCTGGCAACGTCTTTTCTGGCCGGCTTTGTCGGGATACCAGCCTTGCGAAGTGCGGCCCGGTCCGCTGCATTCTCCGGGTCTGCCCAGGATTCTATGTAATGCTCGTCGCCGCTGAGCCTCAGAATGTTCCCGATGTGCTCGTCAATCCCCGTTTTGGCCTTGTAGTACTCTCGATACACATACCAGACGTTGTCTTTATCCTTGGTCATCCACAGACACACAAACGGATTCGTGAAGCCGAAATCAAAGCCTCGATACTTAGGCCACCCTTCGGGAATTTCAAACGGCTTGATGACATGAGTTCTACGATTGAACGTCTTGTATACCGCTCCGTAGAACGAGGCGAATTCACCTCTTATGCGTGTAGCTTGCACCTCCTCGGGCCAGTCATCAATCATGGCGTCGATTCTCTCGTCTGGTATGTAGCCGCCTAATGATACACGATTCGAGTTAAGGTCGGCGTAGAATACCTCGTCCGTGTCCGGCAGGTCCTCAATACGCTCTTCCAAGTACGGCTGGGGTATAATGGGCGTCATGGACCAGGAAAGTCTGCCGGATTTGGCCAACAACCTTGCTTGAATTTCGTTGAAAATGCCTTGAAAATCGTGGTGACACTGTTCGTCGCAATAGCAAGAATCTATGGCTCGGCCCTGGAAGAGGTCCCTACCCTGGTTGAATGCCTTAAATTCTATGCGGGAGCCGTTCTTTAACAGTACCCTGCGTGGCACCCTGTCCTGGCCGTAGTTGATACTGAATATCTGGTGCGGAGGGATAAACCTCTTGAGATTCGATTCCCACAAAATATCCCTGACCTGCTCCCAGCTTTCGATACACGCCCAATGCAGCCCATTCTTGACGGTCCTGGCAGGATGCACCCCCATCACTAACATTGCCAGGTCCATCATGTTAGTAAACGTCTTGCCGCTATTGTGGTGAATGATGCCGCCTGCTAAATAGTTGTGGAAATGCGGTACAGTAAAATCCCAAATGTAATCAAAACGCTTGACCTCCACACTTGTTACCGCTATAATGCCTTTGCTATCGCTTTTAGGAGTACAGCATGAAACGGAAACTTCCTCTTCGAGATCGTGGCAAAAAGCCGAAATGCTGGGACTATCCGGTTGAGTCCATACGGCAGTGGATCGCACAGGGCAAAACGCAGGCATGGATTGGAAACAAGCTCGGCGTAAGTCCAAAGCTGATTTATAAAGTTTGCAAAAAACACGGTATAAAGTGTCAAAGGCGAGGGCCGAGATCCGGCACCAAACATCCAAATTGGAAGGGCGGTCGAATCGTTGACAAGGATGGTTATATATTATGTTACTGCCCTGGGCATCCTCACGCCCGCCGCCATAGCAACTATGTCTTCGAGCATCGCTTAGTGATGGAGTATCATTTAGGTCGATATCTATTGCCCAATGAAGTGGTTCACCACAAAAACGGCAATAAGAGCGATAACCAGCTTGCGAACCTTCAACTTTTTTCGAGCAATGCAGAGCATCTTCGGAAAGAGCTAAAGGGTCGTTGCCCGGAATGGACGGAGGCTGGAAAAGAAAAGATCCGACTCGCAATTCAGAAATCCGCTGCCATTCGCCGGAAACGCCTAAAACTAAATGGTCCCCTGAGCAGGTGATCGTTTGTCCATTTGACAGACGTAGCCTGTAAAGCTGTGCTTTCTCTTTCTTGAACGGCGTATTTGCCGATGCAATGACTACCTTTTGGCCGTCAAAGGCGTAAACATGAAAGGGCCTGGTTCTCTCTGATACGGGGATACTTGTTTTTTCTACGGGATCGTAAATCGGCTGTTCGCCGCCAAGACACTGATTCCCCCCAAAGAACCACCTGATAGGAGCTTGAGACAAGTGGAAGTCACGCCGCACTTTATCTAATGGATGATAAAGCGCCAACTCTTCGCCCAACCATTTAATCTCTGGAATAGCCAACATACTATTCTAATTCCAACCTACCGAGTACGTTGTTGGCACTGGTTATATTAGTACCAGCCGTATTCTTCATGGTCTGACGCAACAACACTTCCTTGGTGTCCTTGTCTCTGTACTCTAATACCCAGGGGCTGCTTGTAGTATCTATTACCTTGTCTGCCTCGGCGAGTTTGCGGAACAATTCGTTTTGGGCCAGGACGTCATCCCCTATCGGTACGTTGAGATTGCCCGATTCCTTGGCGTATAGCCTATATCGCGTCTCGGCAACCCAGACAGCCGAAGGGAATGATAAGTACCAGTGCCCAGCGGCTCTATGTGTTGCCTCTCCGGCAATTGCCTCCGCAGATTGCCAGGTTTGATCCGAACCTCGATACCACTTGTCGGCATTCGGACCGTCTTCATCGACCAGGTAGAAATTGACTGTGCCCGACGTAATAGGCGAACCGTCTGAGCGGTTCACCAGAGGCAAAGACAATACGTTTGCCTGTCCTGCGATTGCAATTTTCATTTCTACACTCAGCTAAGCGTAATAATACCCGAGGCGTCCCACTGTATCGTAAAGGTGCCGTTGGAAACCGTTTTCGCCCCTCCAAAGTCGATGGAGCAAATCAAATCATCGCCTACCAGACTATCGTCGTAGATAACTGCATGGTAGGCCGTGAAAGAGGCGCTGGTCCAGGAAACATCATCGGCATCGAACTTGGTAGTAGCCCCCTGTGTCACAGCCTTGCTCGCAAGAGTTTCTCCGCCGGCAGTATAACCTGTACCGCTTATTTCATTCGCCGATACGTCGGACCAGGTATTATCCGTAGCCGTAAATGAATGGTTGTCATCCAACAACGCTACCTTTATTGTATCAGCCTCCAGGTCCACTTCCTTATTCATCAGATTAGCTTTGAACCGATTGTAGCATCCGCTTGCCATATTTAACTCCTATTCTCTTCTTTTGTCCTTATTTCCAGAAAAGGTACATGAACTATAACATCTTGTGACCCATCGTCTTTTTTTATTACTTCCGTCCTGCCTTCCAGGACGGGTATACCATGATCAATACGAACTACTTTTACCCATTTATTTCCGACTTTAGTATACATATATGCTATTTCTCCAACAAGTTCAATGCCCAAGCTACTTGAAATGCGCCCGTGGATATCACTGGTTCTATCACCGCGCCATTCAACTGCTGTACGATAGCAGCATATTCGGCGCTGGAGCTTACAAGAGCAGCCGGCTGTTGAGCTACTATATCAAGCACAGATACCGATTCTGTAACGTCGTAAGCCAGTCCTGGAGTACCCGCAGTCAACTGTATCTGTTGTGCGACCGGCTGTACTATAGTCCCATAGATAATAACCGGAGCTTCAACAGTGCCTGTCAGGGCTTGAGCACCCGGGGCAACGAGACACGTATATCGCACCGAGCCCCCGTAAAGCGTCGCAGACAAGGCCAATACAGAGACATCCAACTGATAATCGTAGTTCGTGCCCGGGCTCTGCAGTGATGCTGATATCGCCTGGCTGCTTGGTGATACAATAGTCCCGTAGAGTATCTGGGGACCGTGTTCCGTCAAGGTAAGACCGAGTGAAGAGGCCGCCCACTTGTAATCGTAGTTTAATGTTGGTGTATGCAAAGCGATGGATAATCCGAGTGCCCCAACAGAAATTGTAGTACTCGCTATGATCGAAGGTCCTGGAAGGGCCCCAGATAGCCCAATAGCCGATGCTACCCACTCATAATCATAGTTTAGCGTCGGTGCATGCAGAGTGGAGGACAGGTCGAGTACCCCGGCTGGTATGATAGTGCCGGCAACAACAGAGGGCTCTTGTAATGCAGAAGTCAATTCGAGAGCAGATGCACTCCACTCATAATCGTATCCCAGGGCAGGATCGTGGGCAGATAGGGACAACCCTAACACGCTGGCCGAGACTGTCGCTCCAGCTATTACAGTCGGAGAGTATAGCGTGGAAGATAGCTCGACGGAAACAACGCTCCATTTGTAATCGTAGTTCAGGTCTGGTGCAGGGATGGACCCTATCAGTTCCAAGGCAGCGACCGAAACCGTGCTCCCTGCTGATAGAGCAGGGCTTGGCAAACTCGAAGATATTGTCTGCGTCCCAACCCCAAATATGAAGTCATATTGCACTTGAACGCCCTGCTGCGCAGCAGTAATGCTCTGAGCAGCAGGCTGTGTTACGACACTAAGATTCACCTGCGGTTGAGGCAGAGTTGCAGTGATATCCAACGCTGAGGCTACCTGGATAGTCGACAGTGAGACACTTGCGCTCTGCAATGTAGCAGAAAGCGTTATAGTCGATGGATATACAGTTACGTCTCCAGCAGCCGGCTCGGTATACACATTTGGTATACCGTTTATCCACTCGTAACGAGTAGTGCTAATCTCTACAGGTATACCGTTCGACCATTCCATCAGCTTATCACCGGTTCAACATCAACATATACACCACAACTTGCAGTGTATTTTGTTAGATTTACAGTCAAATATGCCCAACCTTCCCTGGCTGGAGTAAACGTAACGCTAAATCCTACCCAGGTAGTATTATCTGTTAATACTGCTGTTGATTTGGTTGTTGACCTATCTGCTGTAGCAGCATTGCTGAGGTAGCTTGCTTCTACGTAGAGTTCGGAGCTTGTTGGAAACGAAGACCATCCGAAACCTCTTATGTAGATAGTCACTGTCGTCTGTGCAGCAGAACACCATATCTTGAAATCCCCATGCAGCCAGTCATCTGCAATAGTCAGCGGTTCCTTGGAGCTTGCATTGCTTGATGGTTCTAATTTAGCTGAGCTGCTACCTCCACCACTACGCACAACAGTTGTATCCTTCGTAACAGAGCCAGTGTAATACCATGACTTATGTGCCCCGAAGATTTGGTCGTGGTCTTCGCTGTGTATGACTCCACCGCCATAACCAGTGCGCTTTTGTTCTGTAGTGCTGGAAAGTATACAGTTGCGGAGTCTTATTATTCCCCCGGAACCAACACGTAGGTCCGATTCAGAATGAGTAGTGGTGCTTCCGAAAGTTGTGTCCTTTACATCAGTAATTCCGTATGCACTATAAATTCCGTAGCTTGTTCCACTGTTACCCGAGTTGAATTCGCAACCTTCAATGAACATTATTCCATCATAGTTTACTACTCCGTAATTTCCATTGTCGTAAAACTCTGTATTTATTAGATGCACACTTGAAACGCTTCTGTCATAAGCACCTGTACTTCCATTTCCTTGTATGACACAAGAATCTATGACAATTCGCTTTGAATCATTTACACGAACGGCCCCATATGAATCGGTAGAACCCGTTAGATTGAGCTGGTGGAGCTTCCAATAGTTATCCCCACTAAGATACATTTGGTATGAGGCGCTGCCGAATGAAATTACAGGCTTAACGTCGCTACCATCTGACCAAGGGTCATCTGTTGAATCACAGCCTTTGATAGTGATGTAGTTGTCTGCGTTTCCGTCTTCATCGAAAACAATATCAGCAGTATTGTAAGTATGCGTTTGATTCGCTCGAACCTTTGCGATATCTCCCGGAGTTCGAGCAGTTACAGTAGTATATTTGGATAAGGTTTTCCAGGCGGCACCGGTTGATAATCCATCGTTTGAATCTGAACCATTCACATAGTCGATGTAGTAGGTTGTGCCGTGAGGCGTTCGCTTGACTTTTTCTTGGTTACGCCATTCAACTTCTTTCAATGTGCATGCGAACTTGTCTTTGAGGCGCTTCAGTTTTAGCTGCATGGCAACGCGATCATCGGGATCTTCTATTTCATGCAAGATCTCTAACAGCCTGCTGATTTTTTGGGGATAGAAGTCTAAAAGGTACAGAAGCTGGTCTTTGAACTTTATGGGAAGAGCTCTAAGTTGAATCTTGGTTTCCCATTGGGCATCTGTCAACATGTAGTATGTTGGGTCGTTTTGTACTTCTTCTTTGAGTGCTGTATATTTAGTCATTAAATCTCTCTCTGAGCTTGTTTCTGATGGTCTCGGCCAGGGCATCGTCCATAGAAGAATCTACCAGGTTCACCAGCCCCTCTATCGCACGCAGCTTCGGCAGCATGTAGTTAGCGATGTTGCTCATAGCCTTGGCGTCGCCCCAGGCCGCCTCTATCCAGGCCTCCATGAAATCCTTCTGCTTCCGCCGCTCTACGGCCTTGATAGCTCGTCGCAGTTCTGCAATAGAGAAGTGGTTGATAGAGCCTTTTGGCCTGCCCTTAGGATTAGGAGACACACCCTTCAAGAACCGGCCCCGATCGTCCCTATCGGCTCGCTTGGCAGATTGCTTTTTTGTCGCCTTCTTCTCAACAGCCATGTTCTCGCATTAAACCTCACGCAACCCCTTATCCTACCTTGATTTACCTGTAATCCACCTGTAGATATCAGGATCTAATGCTTGATTTTTTTCAACCAATACTATCTTCTGGTACGGCAAATACATACAGTCCAATCGGCGTTGATGCCTCAGTGCTTCTTCTTTAGTGTACGTGGTGGCATGTTCAGCGTCAGTCCACAGCGGCTTATTCGATCTATATCCGCCCAAGTACAGCTTCGTTTTGTTATTCCTTATCGCATACATGATTGCATACGTATATATACATATCAAGATGCGTTTGTATCAACAAAAATGTGCGGACAAAAAAACGGGAGCCGGAAAAATCAGCTCCCGTTCGAGGAGGAAGAGGAATGATACCAAGACAAATTTTTTACAATCAAGTGTGAATTTACAGCTATCTCTCCACGCTTACCCTTTAGAATTATACTTATATCTAATGCTTTATATACACTACGTTTAGATACTTATATACCAAGAGTAATACTTATATACTATACGTTAGGTTATATATAGAGTCTACCTCCTGGCCCCCGTTGAATGGTATTATATACACATTTTTTGCTTTTTGTCAAGAGAAAAATCTGCTTTTTTGCATTTTTCGTTTTGGTGGTGCTATTTTCCCGCCGCTAAAAGAGAAATCTTTGCTTTTTTAGGCGTGTTTGAGCCATCTCGAAATAATCCCTAATGCTTCGCTGTCGGTAAACACCATTGTGAACGATTAAAATAATGTCTGGCCATACCTGCGGTCCCACAAGCCGCATTTGCATCTTTTTGTTTTAGCCCCGCCCTCTTCCATTCCCCAGCCAGATATGCCCGCAATGGTTCAAATATAAATCCTCGCAATTTGTCGGACTTGGCGCGATAACCTATTTTCCCTTTGGCAATATTATCCGCACCATAATGCTCGGCAAAAATGATTGCTTCGTAATTTGATAGATATGACCGCAAGTCTTTCTTTTTGGCTATTTTGTGCCAACCATCATTCTTCACCCATCTAATGCGATTAAGCACATTAAACCGCTTGCGGATAATACATTCTACTCGCGCCGCCATTTGTGGAGAAGCAAAGCAATATAAACTACCATTCGGTTTTAGTAAATCATACCAGCGATTACATAAATCGCGAATGAAAAACAAAAATTGACTCGGTGTGTTCCATTGCCTATCCCAACTTTCATTCTTTACTTTATAATACGGCGGATCGGTGATAATCGCATCTACCTCTACACCCTGTTCAATAAGCTCGTCCATCTTTTGCAAGCAGTCACCGCAGATCAATTCAACTTGTTCTAAACTCATGCTATTACCCTATCGGTGTTTGCAGGATTTCGATTTTCGGCATTGCGATATCTTGGCCGTGCGAGGTTGTATGCCAGAAGGGCGTAATCGTGATTTTGACTGTGAACAAGGGCCTTGCCGGGTAGCAGGCTCGTGAAGCATAGGTGCTCGGCCCCACAGCATGGCTCAATTGCCAGCAACCCCAGTTTGCCGCCCAGCGATACCGGCACAGCAATTCTTCCGGTAGTTTGCCTGCCTTTGGAATGTACAGAACGGGCTTGGGCGGGAGAATATGATAAACATGCGTATGGCCGGTCAAGCAGATATCTGCCGTTTCCCATTCATCTAACATGCGGCTTAGCTTAGTCGGCTCGGCGCCCGGTGAACGGCCCGAACCATATCCGTGCCGGATATAGACGATCAAGACTTTTGCCATCCCCCTTTTCGTCGCCTTATTGCGCATCGCAAACCGCAAGCGAATAAGGGCCTCGTCAGTTAAATCTTCGATGCCGAGCCTCCGGCACAAGGCCCGCTGGACGTTTTCGTTGTAATAGCGTTTGATTGTCTGCTCGTGATTGCCCTCTACAGCACCAAGTATCTTGTTAGAGATAGGCTTGAAGAATGAAACAGCCCGTTCAATTTGCTGATGCAATATGTCGGTCAGTTTTTTCCCGCGTAGTTGTTGCATCACCTTCTACTATCCAATCCGGCAAGGCCTCGAAGTCGAATCGTCTTGTGTCCTGGGGCTTGATTGCGTCGATTATATCTCCGCCAAGCACTATATATGCCTTGGGGTCTTGAGCAATCTCTTGTATTCTTCGCTTAAGGTGCCCTTCGGCACAATTTCCGCCGATATGCACGTCACCTATCGGGTACAGTGTTATCGTGTCCGTTCTGCTCGTGCAGGGTATATCCTTGTGGATTAGTCTCATAGGAGGCCCTCATCTGGAGATAGCATTCTCGGCAGAGGTACCTGTTATCCCCGCCCTTAACTTCCACCCAGCCGTCCTTGCCGCATTTGCATTTGTAGGGGTAATTGTCGCTCATTGCCTGCTAATCGCCGCTATCGTTGGATAAATTATACGGAGAATCGGCAAAAATGGTGTCAATATTATCCAGGGGCAGTTTTGCCAAGATTTCAAGGCAATCCCCAAGATGTATTTTATATTGTAACATGTTTATTTGACGATCCTCACCCGCTTTATCGCACCTAAGGGAATGCTTGTCCTATCCGATTCGGTTCTGCTGATTGTGTGGCAGAGGTACAAGAACTCTTTGTCGTGGTTGTAATAATATCCAATGGTTCGGCAATCTGCATCGGGCCGCTTCTTCATATCGCCTTCGTTTCGCCATTCAGGCTCTGTTACTGTGTCAATCCACAGCACTTCAATCCGCTGGTGTTTGCGATATCGTCTCACTTCTGAGCTATCTCCGCAAGTTTGGCGGCCATATACTCATCTTGCTTTTGCTGGACAACGCGAAGTTGTTCTTGATTCATTGCCTGAGTTAGAATCCGCCGAAATAGCCGAGCGATGTAATCTCCTGTTATATCCAGGGATGTACGAGCGATATTGCGCAAGTCTTTGGCTTCGTTTTTTGCTATAGCGTTTAAGGTTTCCTCTTGCATCAACGGAATTGCCACCTCGTCACCAACTTCCAGCTTTACGGCCCTCGATTCTATAGCTCGCGGCAAAGACAATGAGCCAACCATATCTCGCCTTATCTCAAGCTGAGCCGGCACAAGACAATCGCGACAGCCCGGGAAAACCCGAACCACCAGGACCTCGGTCACTCCTATCGGAATGACGATTGCACCCGATCCGCTGCTTATGCATTTGCACTTGTTCATACTTTTTACTCCCTTTTGTTGTTTTCAAAAGCAGGCGCCGCCTGCGTCTGATTGTTGCCTGCTATTTCTGCCGGCACCTGCCGGCAACCTAATCCACGCCGTTTGAATCCCGTGTCATTTTCGAGCGTAGCAGCATGCAACATTGACATTGTACCTCCAAAACGATTTTATGTAAATCGCAGGCGGCGCTTAGGCTCAAATGCGTTTCCAGGTGATTTCGACTGCGACAGGTGAGACTGGCATATATCCTACATCTGCCACAGATTCCCAGTACTCCCCCGCAGCCAAATCTACAATCCAATCCTCCACCACCATCAACAAACGACCGTCAAAAATGAAACATTCGCCATTCTGCAAACTGCAAATGTCAACCGTTTTCTCAGCAAGCTTTTCTATTGCCGGCTTAATGACTGGTGTTCTTGGTTTGCGTTTTTGCTTCTTAGCCATAATATCTCCCTCATTCTACCGGCATCCCAATCTTTCCATCCGTTTGTGCATATGCCACGGCTATCGCCAGAGCAGCCCATAGGTCCCGCTTGATTCCATACAGCGGACCAGGCTTGGCTTTGGTGCCTATTGCCTTCTGCCGCGAACCTCCGAACAGGTCGATGAGGGCCTGGCGCACATTCGAATCTCTGGCGAAGGTGTTATGGCATAGCTCCAGCTTGACCTGGCTGCGATGAACAAACCTAATCAACCCTATGCCCTCCCGCCGGTAAAGCGTTTCTATGAATCTACCTATCCAAATACAGGTATCAAAGACAGAATCGCCTACGGGCATGCCGTAAGATTGTACTTTTTCAATTACGAAGTGTATTGGTAGTACTATCTCTGGAATACCATCCAAAACGTCCCTTGCTTTGGTGTTAGGGAAGATTTGATAATCCCATATTGTCATTACATTGCTGTCATAGACTACCATCGCACTCTGCTCTGGTCCTGGGTCAATCGCTATTATTCGCATGATGCTTCCTCATCTTACCTATATCCCGATTTTTCCATATCAAGAATCATCATAGCCGGTATAAAGCTTACTATCAATACCGGCAGCAAGCCCACCAAGAGCGGCGGGTAAACCAACCACAAGCCGCAAGCCAAGAAGAAGTACGCTTCACCTAACAGTAGGCCTATTTTAGTGTTAGTCATTCCCCCATACCTCCTTCACTATTCGGGCCACCTTGTGCACAGACAGCAGGAGACACCCAAACCCAATTAGGTATTTGAGAGTAACGCCTACCACATAAATGGTGTAGAACCAGATTGCTGTAGACGAACCCGTATCTACGAGCTTGCAAATCATGTCAATAATCTTCTCGTTCATTTTGTTGGCTCCTCGTTTTTGTAATCAGTTTATAGTCGCTGCCATTTGTTAGCCTCAGCATCTGCGTATTGTGTTACCGCCAACGATGCCTCCACTTGCACCTCATCACGATTTTCATTTTTTGCTCCTTTCAGCTTTGAAGTAACCCCTTAGTTACCCAGTCCATATTACTGCTCCTTTGTTATGCTGCACAATCTGCGATAATGTAGTGCGGCTAAAGGATAACGTTTTAATGACGCTGCCATGTACGGCATGTTTAATTTGTGCGTGCGACGAGCGCATGCTGTCAATAATACCATAATAGCCAAGTGTTTTTATTCGGGCATTATCCTCCATGCATTGGATTCTGCCCTCTGCGCGTTCAATTTTTGCCCTATCCTTCATAGAGAAAACAATATTTGTTCGGTATAACATATTGATTTTGCCTTTGCCACCCAGATATCCGATATAAGACCTATCAATATCGCCTACCTGGCCAAACAAATAGTCTATATGGCAATTTGCGATTCCATCAACACGACCATAGATAGCAACGATATGCCGGTCTTCCACAAGCAGCTTTGTTTCGTCGGGCGGAACAATCTTTGCTTTGTGCCATTGGGGAAGCATAAGTCGAACACGTCGTTCCACATCCTCTGCTGTGTACCAGCGAGGCACGAGATCTTGAACAGTTTCGAATTTCCATTCTTCTGGCGGAGAAAGAAAATCTGGGTAGCCATATTTATCCTGGGCTTTTGGTTGCAATTCTACCCGCACGAGATTAGGGTTGCCAGGGTTGCCCTCGTGCAGTTCGTATTCTCGAATTATTGATTCGTGGCTCTCAGTATGCTTCGACCAAAACACGGATTGCTTGGTCACAACAAATGATGCTGGCTGACACATGACTTCACCTCGCTTTTATGTTATATCTTTGTTGCCAATTGCCTTCGCGTACTCCTTCAGGGCCTTCTGGAATCGCCGAAAAAGGCGTTTCGTGTTACGGCCATCCTGCCACGCTGCATACCACAAGTGACCTAATTTTTCGGCTTGTTGGCGTTGAGGAATATCTCGCACGACGTTTATGTATTCCTTGAATTGCTCCTCGGAGATACTGCTTAGCCATTGCCAACGCTTGATTCGTGCTTTGTTCATTGCCACCAGGTCGTTTTGCTTAGCTTGCATTATTTCTCCTCTTACATTTACCATTCCTGCTCGCACGCAATGCAGAGCGGGTCGACAAAGCACTCGGAGCATACGGCCTGGCCGCACCGAGAGCAGGTGTACCAATCTATCTCTCGGCAGTCTTCACAGAACCAGTTGTCGCAAATCGGACATTGCTCGAACGCAAAGCGTGTTTCGTCGGTTGGCTTTGCGCCGCAGATAACACATTCTATGCTCATCTTCTCTCCTTTCGGCTCAAAACGGTAAATCTTTCTCGGCGGCTTTGCGAATCATTGTCTTTATATCTGCTCGCCTTTCTTCTGTAATGATTCTCTTCAAGAATCTTTGTCCTGGTGTTTCAGAACCGCTCCAGATATTCAGCACTGCCTGTTCGAGAGCAGCTTTGCCTGTGACCGCCCTGGCTGACTCCTGCAAGGGTTCGGCTTGTTCTTTTAGGTCCCGCACGACTATCCAGCGACCTAAGTAAATGTTCTCGCACTTTTGACGTGCGGCCTCGGCTGCCGCCAAGACATAGTCGGGATTGTCCTGGGCCGTAGTCGGCAGGACATACACGCCGTGCCTGACACCTATCCACCGAGAATCAGGGTGTTCGACGCATTCAATCCAGGTATTCGTGGTAGGATCACCGCGTTTTGCCGCTCGTTTTGGCTGGTTCTGAAGCCGCAAAGCCACCTTTTTGTTGAACTTCTGGGGGTTGGGACGTCGGAAGTGGCTGTCTCCGTCCTCGTAAGCCTCGCGAATCGCACTGATGGCGATTTGGCGGTCGAGTCGCAGCAATCGCCTGGTCCAGATTTCGATCTCCGCCGAGGTCGGCTCCCATTGAGGCCAGAGAGCTGATAGCTGGTCCCGGAAGAACTGATTGGCTTCGTCAGGCGTCATCTCAAAAACTTCTCCTGCATGAAAGCGACTTTACGCCGCTCAGAGGCTCTGTTTTTTTGGCCCTACCCACACAACTAACCGGGTTGAGTTTGAACCGTGGCGTTTTTTTTCGTGCCCTTTATCGACACCTTGGCGGATTCTGTGAGACGGTCCAACTCCCGATTTGATACAATTTCTTTCTTGCGACGGTTGTATTCGGCATTGTAGGCCTCGCGATATGGGTAAAGAGGACAATCTACATCGGTGCATAGTGTTACTTCTCTTGCCTGCCACCCCATGCACTCCAAGCAGAAACTACGAATTGCCGCCTTCCTGGATCTGCCGGCTATCGCTTTTGCGGTAAAGGCCGCGATACAGCTTGGGCATTTGTTTTAGCCGTTCGTTTGTTTGAGTTGTGCGTCTCATTTCTTATCTCCTACATCCATGGCATCAAACACTTCATCAATTACCTTACTTATCCTATCCATCTCATCAGCGTTCTTTTTGGGCTTCGGGAAACGCTGGCGATTGTTCCGCCACGACCGGAGTAGCGCGTGCACCTGATCCCACATCTTAATCTCAATCCCGTTTTTACGCTTCCAGCCGTTGGCCTCATAATACTCGTAGGCATCTTCGGTTTCCTCAGGGGTTAGACCAGCGTTGAACGCAAAATCGTTCCACCTCTCTCGATCTGGTGGATAAGACTCAATCGGGATCGAATTTTCCAAATACATATAATAATTTGATTTTGGTGTAGTCTTTGCTGTAGTCTCTGTAGTATTCTCTGTTATATGGAATGTGCCCTTTGGTAACATTCCAATATTACCTTTGGTAACATTCTGATTGTTACCTTTGGTAACATTGGAATTGCCCGCTTCGCACTCTCCCGCCGGCATATTTCGTTCCAGTCCAGTACCGCATCCCGATTGCCACACCTGGAGTTGATGTTCTACGGCTTC